CCTCTACTGCGAGGCGGTGGAGATCAAGCTCCTCCAGTCCCAGGACTGGCTCTGCAACATCTCGCTCATCAACAGCATCGACACGCTGTTTGAAACCGACGTGCAGGGCGAGATGCGCACCACCACCGCCAGCATCACCTTCGCGCTGAAATACCAGGACTTGGCCGGCGTCACCGGAGTCCCCGTCTCGCCGCTGCCGGACCTGGAGAGCGTCCTCATGATGATCGACGTCATTGACCCGGCGGCCGATCCGAACACCACCGGCCACCCGACCACGCCGCCGGACGGCTATCCCGGCGGCTATCCCGGGCCAGACGGCCGCATTGAGGTCAAAGCGCTCATCCCCATCCCGGTGGAGCCACCGCCCGCACCGGACCCGTCGCCACCGTAGAGGAGGCCGTCATGCCTGTGAGTTTCGCCCACATTCCCGCCGGCATCCGCGTGCCGCTGTTCTACGCGGAGATCAGCAACGCCCAGGCCGGCTATGAGCAGGAGAATCAAGTCTCCCTGCTGATCGGCCCGATGACGCCGGACGGCAGCGGCGTGGAGAATGAGCCGACCCTGGTGGTCAACGCCTCCCAGGGCGCCACGCTCTACGGCACCGGCTCCGTGCTGGCGCAGATGATCGACGCCTACCGGCAGAACGACAGCTTCGGGGAGCTGTGGTGCATCGGCGTGTCGATCCCCTCCGGCGGCGCGGTGGCCACCGGCAAGATCCTGTTCGGCGGCACCGCCACGGTCGCCGGCCAGTTATCCCTCTACATCAACGGCCAACTGACCCGCGTCCCGGTGGCGCGCAACGATGACGGCCCGGCCGTCGCCAACAAGGTGTCGCTGGCGGTCAATGCCCAGGTGTTCTGCCCGGTATCCGCCGCGGTGGTCACCACCGAGGTGGACTTCACCGCCAAGCAGATCGGCAGCCTGGGCAATGAGATCGACATTCGCCTCAACTACCGCGGCCTCGCCGGAGGCGAGTCCCTCCCGGCCGGGCTGACCGCCACCATCACCGAGATGGCCAATGGCGCCGGGGAGGCGGACCTCACTGACGCCTTCGCCGCCATGGGGGACGATCCCTACGATTTCATCTGCATCCCCTACACCGACGGCGCGGTGCTGGATCAGGTGCAGGACCTGATGAACGACGTCACCGGCCGCTGGGCCTGGGACCGGCAGATTTACGGCCACTTCTTCACCGCCAAGCGGAGCATGGACGGCACCGGGCAGGACCTCGTCGTGTTCGGCCAGACCCGCAATGACCCGCACTGCACCGTCCTGGGCTTCGGGGACGCGCCCACCCCGTCCTGGCAGCGGGCCGCCGCGCTCTGCGCCGAGGCCGCGGCCAGCCTCCGCATTGACCCGGCGCGGCCGCTCCAGACCCTGCCGCTGGTCGGCGCGCTGCCACCGCCCAGGGGCGAGCGCTTCTCCGTCTCGCTGCGCAACTCCCAGCTCTACTCCGGCACCGCCACCGAGGATCAGGTGGCCGGGACGGTGCGCATCGGCCGGTGCATCACGACCTACCAGAAAAACGACTGGGGCCAGCCGGACCCGTCCTATCTGGACATCCAGACGCCGTTCACCCTGATGCTCATTGTCCGCACCCTGCGGGACCGCATCGAGCAGAAATTCCCCCGTAGCAAGCTCGCGGATGACGGCACCGCCTACGGCGCCGGGCAGGCCGTGGTGACGCCCAGTGTCATCCGGGCGGAGCTGATCGCCGCCTATGGCGATCTGGTGGCCGGGGGCTATTGCGAGAACATGGCCGCCTTCAAGCAGTATTTGATCGTGGAGCGGGACGCGAACGACCCGAACCGCGTCAACATCCTGTTCCCGCCGGACCTCATCAATCAGCTCCGCGTGGTCGCGACCCTGGTGGAGTTCCGCCTCCAGTATCCGACCGCGCTGGCGGCCTGACGTGGACGCAGCCGACCGGGCCGCGGCTGACCGGCTGGGGGATGCGCTGGCCGCCGACGCGACCCTGGACCGGGCTGACGTGCGGGCAGTGCTACAGCAGCTCGAGCTGCTGCGGGTCCGCGTCGCCGTCCTCACAGCCGATCTCAGGCGCGCGAAAGGACTGCCGCCATGAACCTGCTGCTCATCCTCATCATCGTCCTGGTGCTGTTCGGCGGCGGCGGGTTTTACGGCTACCGCGGCGGCTACTACGGCCCGCAGGGCCTGGGCATCGTCGGCATCGTCCTGCTGATCTTTGTCCTGGTGCTGCTGTTCGGCGGCGGCGGCCGGATTTGGTGATCTTCCCCCTGTAGTCAAAGGAGTCCGGCTATGGCGCTCTGTCCATCCCGCATCGCGGGCGTGGCCTTCATTCGCGTGGACGGCCAGCAATACGCGCTGAAGGGCAACCTCACCATTGGCATCGACCCGTTCATCCGCGAGGGAATCGCCGGCATGGACGGCGTGCACGGCTACAAAGAGACGCCGCAGGTGCCGCATATCACCTTCGACATCTCCGACATGGGCAGCCTGTCGCTCCAGCAGCTCCGCGCTTTCTGCAACAGCACCGTCACCGCGGAGCTGGGCAACGGCAAGACCTACCTTCTGCGGGGCGCCTGGACCGCGGCGATCATGGACCTCAACGCGGTGGACGGGCAGGTCACGGTGAATTTCCAGGGCCTCGCGGGCGAGGAGATCATGGCGGCGTGACACCCGGCCAGTATCCGCTCAGCCTCTACCGCGGTGACACCTACCGCTGGCAGTTCAAGCTATGGGCGGACGCCGACCGCACCCAGCCGGCGGACCTCACAGGCGTGGAGGCGAAGGCGCAAATCCGCGACCGTCCCGGCGGCGCCATCATCGTCGGGCTGATTTGCACCATCAGCCTGCCGAACATCATCGACGTGGTGCTGAACGCCGGCCTCTCGGTGACGCTGCCGCAGGTCTGTGTCTGGGACCTCCAGCTCACCTACGCCTCCGGGGACGTCAACACCGTCCTGGCCGGCCCGGTCGCGGTGACGCCGGACGTCACTGACTCCGACGCGCCGGCTCCAGCTCCGCAGGCCGCCGCGGTGGCGGTCCCGTTCACCCAGCGCTTGGCCCGGCGGGGCACATGAGCGGCGGCCTCGTCATCGACGTGGACGTGGTGCTGCCGGACCCGCTCCCCCAGGCGGTTGACGTGCTGGCGCCAGCGCCGGCCGTCATCGCGGTGGACGTCCAGGCACCAGCGCCGGCCGTCCTCGCGGTCGACGTGACCCTGCCGGACGCCACCTCCATCGTGGTGGAGGTCGATGACGTGGGCGAGCAAGGCCCGCCCGGCGTGCAGGGGCCGGTCGGACCGCCTGGGGAGCCTATGCCCGGACCGCCCGGCCCTCCGGGGCCCGAGGGTCCCGTAGGCGATCCCCAGGTGACCTCCGTCGCCGGCAAGGAAGGCGACGTGCTGCTCTACACCGCCGACATCGAGGACTGGGAAAATCAGGTCCTGGATGGAGGCAATTTCTGATGGCTGACGTCCTGCGCATCAAGCGCCGCGTGTCCGGGTCCCCCGGCGCACCGGCCAGCCTCGCGAACGCCGAGCTGGCCTACAACGAGGTGGACCACACCCTCTACTACGGCGAGGGGACCGGCGGAGCCGGCGGCACCGCGACGGTCGTGGTGCCCATCGGCGGCACCGGGCAGGCCTCCAACAGCAACCCCGCCATGAACGGCGCCGCCGCGCCGGGCGCCGCCACCACCTGGAGCCGCGGGGATCACGTCCACCCGGTCGACACCTCCCGCGCGCCGCTGGCCAGTCCGGTGTTCACCGGGGACCCGCAGGCGCCGACACCCGCGAACCTGGACAGTGACAACTCCGTCGCCACCACGGCCTACGTCAAAGGCCAGCGGCTGGATCAGTTCCAGCCACCCACCGCGGACGTCACCTGGAACAACCACAAGCTCACCGGGCTGGCCGATCCCACCCAGGCGCAGGACGGCGCGACCAAGAACTACGTCGACTCCGTGGCCCAGGGCCTGGACAGCAAGGCCAGCGTTCGGGCCGCCACCACCGGCAACCTCGCGGCGCTGTCCGGCGCCCAGACGGTTGACGGCGTCTCCCTGGCCGCCGGGGACCGGGTGCTGGTCAAGGATCAGGCCACCCCGCCGAACAACGGCATCTATGTCGTGCAGGCCGGCGCCTGGACCCGCGCCACCGACGCCGACACCTGGGCGGAGCTGGTCAGCGCCTTCACCTTCGTGGAGTCCGGCACGGTCAACGCCGACAGCGGTTTCACCTGCACCGTGGACCCTGGTGGCGTCCTGGGCACCACCGCGGTCACGTGGTCGCAGTTCTCCGGCGCCGGGCAGATCACCGCCGGCAACGGCCTCGTCAAGACCGGCTCCGTCATCGACGCGGTGGGCACCGCCGGCAGGATCTCGGTGGGCGCCGATAACATCGACATCGACGCCGGCTATGCCGGGCAGGCCTCCATCGTCACCCTGGGCACCATCGCCACCGGGACGTGGAACGCCACCACCATTGCAGTCAACCGTGGTGGCACGGGTGCAGTGACCTTGACCGGCTATCTGAAGGGCAACGGCGTCAGTCCGGTCACCGGCTCCGCCACCATCCCGACCAGTGACATCACCGGCCTGGGCAGCATGGCCACACAAAACGCCAACGCCGTCGCCATCACCGGAGGCACCATCGACGGCATCACGCTGGACGGCGGCACGTTCTGACGCATGGCCGACACTTTCCGCATCAAGCGGCGCGCAGCCGGCGGGGCTGCGGGACCTCCGGCCGCCCTGGCCGCGGCGGAGCTGGCCTTCAATGAACAGGACCTGACGCTCTACTACGGCTCCGGCAACAGCGGCGGCGCGGCCACCGGCATCATCCCGATTGCCGGCTCCGGCGCCTACCTCCGGCTCTCCGGCGGGACGATGTCCGGCCCGATCACCCTGGCCGCGGACCCGACCGCCGCGCTCCAGCCGGTGACCAAGCAATACGCCGACGCCCGCGCGTGGCAGGCGGCGCCGAATGACGTCTGGACCTACGGCCGGCACGGCGCGAGCTGGGTCCAGGTGGCGCCGCTGACCTGGATCGCCGCGGGCGCCTGGGACCCGAACTCGATCCCCACGGACGGCAGCTTCGGCTTCTTCTCCGTCACGAACCAGACCGGCGCACCCAACTGGCCGGCCGACAATCCGGATCAGTGCGCGTTCCTGCTGCACGGCTACAACAGCAACGCCGGGTGGCAGAACCAGCTCATGATGGGCGGCCGCGAGCGCGGCGGCGGCCCGGCCCTGTGGTATCGCTCCACCCAGGACGGCGGCTATTCGCCCTGGCGCCGCCTGTTCTCCGTCATCGGCGGCACGCTGACCGGCCCGCTCATCCTGGCCGCGGACCCGTCCACCGCGCTGGGGGCGGCGACCAAGCAATACGCCGACGCAGGCGACGCCGCCCGGCTCCCGCTGGCCGGCGGGACGATGACCGGCGGGATCACCTTCGCGTCTAACACCGGGTCCGCGTCGAATGACTTCTCGCACCACCTCAACCTGTGGGGCGGCCAATACGGCATTTCGATCACGCCCAACCGCCTGAATATCGTCAGCGGCAACAGTATCGTTCTCTGCCTGGGCAACACCGACGTCGCCACCGTCGCGGCGGGCGGCATCACCATGGCCGGGACCAACACGATCACCCTGGGCGCCGATCCGACCACGGCGCTCCAGGCGGCGACCAAGCAATACGTGGACGGCCGCAGCCCGGCGCCGGCCCAGGACAGCAACGTCTACGGCCGGCAGAACACCGGCTTCGCGCCGGTCTTCACCTATCAGTCCGGCGGCACGGTCGACTTCAACGCGATCCCCACCGGAGCGACCTCGCTGCGGCAGTATGGCGGGCCGATCACCTCCAGCAACGGGCCGCCGCCCTACTCCATTACGAAGGGCACCGTCCTTCAAGGCTACGCCGCGAACGGCGGCTTCAGCTTCCAACTGCTGCTGACCGACACCGGCAACCCTGCCGACCAGGGCCTCTGGTGGCGGCAGATGAACGGCAACAATAACTGGACCACGAACGCCGTCTGGCACCGCATCCTGACCGACCAGGGCGGCACCATGACCGGCCCGCTGATCCTGGCCGCGGACCCGTCCACCGCGCTGGGCGCCGCGACCAAGCAATACGTGGACAACGCCATCACGGCGCGCATCGGTCACTCGCAATGGGACGGCGTCGGCCTGCTGGCGGCGGAGGCCGCGCCGGACCCGCTCGATGAGATGCGCGCCACCATCGCCGCACTGACCGCGCGCGTCGCCACGCTGGAGGCCGCACTGAGCGGAGGAGCCGCATGACGACATACCAGCACCCGGACTGCACCGAGGACCCGGCAGCCTGCCGCGTCACCGTGCGGCACTGGATCAGCACCCTGCTCGCCTGGGAGCCGCAATATGACGGCAACGGGATGCAGGTGAACGCCGACCCGAACACCGCGGTCAATGAGATGACCTGCGCCACCTGCGCCCGTGTCTGGCAGACCGAAACCCAGGCCGGCGTCACCACCACGCGCTGGGTCGCGCCGCTTGCGCCGCCGCCTTCCGATCTTTGAACCGTGCATCCCGCCGACGTATCGCCGGCCGCTACTTTGCTGGAGGGCGCGTCATGCCCGCCGAACCCGTCACCGTCACCCTGGTGGAGCCGATCCAGGCCCACGGGGAGACGATCACGTCGCTGAAGCTGCGGCCGCCCAACGCCGCGGACGCCATGGCCTGCGGCATGCCGTTCAAGATGGGCATTGATCCCGGCGCCCAGTCCATGTCCCCGGACCTCAACGCCGAGGCCATCGGCAAGCTGATCCCCCGCCTTGCCAGCATCCCACCCAGCTCCGCCGCCTCCCTCTCCCTGACCGACTTCTGGGCGTGCGCGGCCGCCATCATGGGTTTTATGCGGCCTCCGGCAGCCTCACAGCCGGAGCACCCCCTATCCTCGACCGATACTTCGATCTCGCCTGGAGGTGGGGATGCGCGCCCAATCAGTTCTTTGCGGTCAGTTGGGACGAGCTGACGGTCTATGAGGAACAGACCGCGCGCATCAATGAGGAGCTGCGGCGCCTCCAGGCCATCCAGGAGTTCGAGGCCGGCCAACGGCGCTGACGCATGAGCGACCGCATTGACGTCACCGCCACCATCCGGGCCACCGACGCGGCCTCGGCGGCGATCAACTCCATCAACCGCTCCCTCCAGGGCCTCACCAAGACCGCGGCGAGCGTGGGCGAAGCCTTCCGCCACATCTCGCATGCCGGGGCCTTCGGCGGCCTGGGGCATAACATCCAGCACCTCGGCGGCGCGCTCCGGAGCGTGGGCCAATCGTTCCATGAGATCCTGGAGCCGCTGGCCGCCATCGCCGGCATTGCCGGCGGCTTCAGCGTGGGCGAGTCCCTGGAGGGCTACATCGGTGACGCGGAGCACCTTGACCGCATGGCCAAGGTCCTGGGCACCACCGCGGACGCCCTCGGCGCCTACGAATTCGCCGCCAAGAAGGCCGGGCTGGAGACTGAGGGCTTCGACAAGAGCATGCAGTTTGCCACCCTCAACATGCGCAAGGGCGCCCTCGGCCTGGACAAGAACATGGTGGGGCTGTTCGCGAAGCTGAAAATCCCGCTGAAGGACATCCGGGACGGCACGAAATCCGCCATGGATTACCTGCCGCAGCTCGCCCAGGCGATGCAGGCGCAAACCTCCCCGAATGCCCGCTTGGCCCTCGCCCGGGGCGTGTTCGGCCGGGCCGGCGCCGCCATGATCCCGTTCCTGCTGCAAGGCGCCAAGGCGATCAAGGAACAGACCGACGCCTACAAGGAACAGAGCCACATCACCGAGGAGAGTGCCAAGGAGGCGGTGGAGTTCGGCCACAAGCAACACGACCTCCAGCGCACCTTCCTCTCGCTCCGGGACGCCGTGGGGAATGCCGTCATCCCGGTGCTGACCGAGGCGCTGGGCAGCTTCCAGAAGTTCCTCAATGACCCGACCATCCGCGGCGAGATCGTCAAGGACCTGACCGAGGCCTTCAAGGGGCTGGCGGAGGGCCTGAAGGAGTTCAAATGGCGGGAGTTCTATGACGGCATCCGGGCCGTCATCGACTGGATCAAGGAGGCGGTCCACTGGGTCGGCGGCTGGCGCAACGCCCTGATTATCCTGGCGGTGGTCATCAATGCCGAACTCATCGTGGCCCTGCTGGAGCTGGGCACCGCCATCGGCAAGGTGGCCATCATCATCGTGCAGCAGCTCATTCAGGCCCTCGCCGGAGCGTCCCGCGCCGTGATCTGGCTGGGCAGTTTGCTGATGCGCGCCCTGCTACCCTCCCTGGCCGCCGCCGGCCGCGCCGTCGTGGCCTTCGGCGCCGCGCTGCTGTCCACCCCGCTGGGCTGGATACTGGCCGCCATCGCCGCCATCGCCGTGGGCGTCTACCTGCTCTACCGCAACTGGGACACCGTCGGCCCGTGGTTCTGGCGCCAGTGGGAGACGGTCAAACAGGCCTTCATCTCCGCCAAGAACTGGCTCGACTCCTGGATACCGGACTTCTCCTCCGACCAGCTCACCGCGCTGTGGCAGTCCCTGCCCGCCACCTTCGACAGCATCATGGGGGAGGTGCTGGCCGCCCTGGGCCGGTTCTCGCTCCAGTTTGCGAGCTGGGTGACCGGCTTCACCCCCGACGAAATCACCAAGGCCTGGGCCGACCTGACCGGCTACTTTGACCGGATATGGGGTGAGATCACCGGCATCTTTGACCGCGCCTGGGAGCACATCCGGCCCATCATCGACGCCATTTCCCACTTCGCCTCCAGCGTGGGCGGCGCGATCGGCGGCGCCCTCAACGCGGTGGGCCTGGGCGGTCCGACGCCGGCCATGGCAGGGCCTGGAGGCGGCCCGGCGCCCATCTGGAACCTCAACAACCCCATCGGCGCGGACACCCTCGGGCCGCAACCGCCAGCTCCCGGCAGCATCCTCGGCCCTGGGACGGGTGCACCCGGCGCGCCCGGCGCCTCCGGCAAGGTCCAGGTGGAGGTGACGCTGGGCGGCGCGGTGCCTCCAGGCACCACCACCAGCACCCGCGCCACCGGCTCCGTCGTCCCCGACATCGGCATTTCCATGCCGCCCTATGCGTTCTAGGCCATGAGCGACAGCTTCTCCGCCGTCACCCAGACCGCCGCGGCCGCGCTGGGGATCAGCTCCTGGTATGCGCTGCTGCGACAGGCGTCTTTCCGCGGCGCCACCTTCCACGTCGAAACCGCCGCCGCCGCCTCCGGCCGGCGGGCCGCGTCGCATGAGTATCCCGGCCGGGACATCCCCTACGCCGAGGATCTCGGGCGGAAACAGTGGAGCTACAGCTTCACCGCCTATTGCGTCGGCACCCTCTACCCGCTCCAGCGGGACGCGCTGCTGAAGGCCTGCACCCAGAAGGGCGCCGGCACCCTGGTGCATCCCAGCTTCGGCTCGAAACAGGTGGTCTGCACCGATGTGTCGGTGCAGGAGGAGCGGCAGTCCGGCAACTATTGCAGCTTCAGCCTCGCCTTCGTGGAGGCCGGCCAGCTCCAGCAGCCGAACAGCTCCGTCAACACCACCTCCGGCATCCAGACCGCGGCCAACGCTCTGACCGCCGCCGCCTCCGGGGATTTCAGCGGCGCCTGGAACATGCTCGGCCAAGAGAGCTTCGTCGCGGACGCCGCCACCTCCGACGTGACCAGCTTCTGCAATGACATCGAGGCGGTCACCGTCTCCCCGGTCGCCGGCACCGCGCTGGGCCTTGCGACGGCCGCGCTGCGCCTGGGCAGCGGCAGCCTGATCTATGCCGCGCCGGCCCTGGCCTCCGCGGTGGGCAGCGTCACCCAGGCCTACGGCGAGTCCCAGGACGCCGCGCCCGTGGTGTCCGGCATGCTGACCATGGGCAGCCTGTTCACCAGCCATGACGTCACCGGCATCACCACCAGCACCGGCCTCACCCCGGCCAGCCGGGCGGCCACCACGCCGGCACCGGTCAGCACCGCGGCGCGCCGGCAGGAGGCCGCCAACGCCGCCGCCTTCCAGCGGCTGGTCCGACAGCTCTCCCTGGTGGAGGTGGCCTACGCCATCCCCGGTCTGCCGCTGGCCTCCTCGCAGGACGCCGCCGACCTCCGCCAGACCATCGCTGATGCTTTCGAGGCGGCGCAGACCGCCGCCGGCAACGCCGGCCTCGACGCCTCCTACGCCGCCCTGGTCAACCTGGAGAACGCCGTCATCGCGGAGATCACCCAGCGCATGCTCCAGCTCCCGGCGCTCACCACCTATCAGCTTCAGCAGACGCCGAACGCCATCGCGCTGGCGTGGCGGCTCTACCAGAACGCCGACCGCTGCGACGAGCTGGTGGACCGGACCAACGCCGTCAACCCGAGCTTTCTGCCGCGCACCGGCCGGGTGCTGTCCTCATGAGCGACGTGGTCACCACCTCCGGCAACGTCGCGGAAATCGACAAGACGGTCCTGCTGGTGGACGGGCAGGAATACGGCGGCTGGCAGGAAATCAAGATCACCCGCGGCCTGGAGGCCGCCGCCGCCCAGTTTGAGGTGTCGGTGAGCGAGCTGTGGCCGCTCAAGCAGGACCCCACGCCCTGGCAGATCGCGCCGGGCAAGGCCGTCGTGCTGAAGGTCAGCGGGGACGTGGTGCTGACCGGCTGGGTGGACAGCTACGCGCCCAACTTCAACGCCACCTCCCATGAGGTGCGCGTCACCGGGCGCTCCGCCACCTGCGACTTCGTGGACAGCTCCGTCAATGAGAACGGCGGCCAGTTCAAGGGCATGACCGTGGAGGCCATCGCCACCCGGCTGGCGGAGCCGTTCGGCCTGAAGGTCAAGGTCGATCCCAGTTTCCAGGCGGCGCCGCCGATACCCGAGGTGCAAATCCAGCAGGGGGAGACGTGCTTTGAGCTGGTCGAAAAACTGTGTCGTTTGCAGGAGTGTCTCATCACTGATGACGAGGATGGGGCGCTGGTCCTCACCCGCGCTGGGGCAGGCAAATGCTCCTCGCGCTTGGTCCAGGACGCCAACATCCTGGTCGCGAGCGTCACGCTCAACAACGCCCAGCGGTTCTCCGACTACATCGTCAAAGCGCAGCGGCCCGGCGGGCGGACCAAGGACGATGACATAGTCGGCGGCGGCGCCGATGAGGGCGACGACGGGGACGGCAACGACTACGGCCCGGAGGACCCTGGGGATGGCGGTGACGGCGGCGAGGGCGTGGCCGCGGCAGCACGGCCGCCGGGTTTCGAGACGGCCACCCTGCAACGCTGGC